GCTTCGGCTTGCTTGGCGCTGGCAGAACTGTGACCTGTTTGAGCGGCGATTTGAGCACCGCGCAAGGCTTGAAGGGCGGTGTTTGATTCCGTGAATTGGGTTTCTGCATCGAGTTTCTCCGAGTTTGATTGCAGGTTTCGGATATTGGCGGCGACTTGCATGCCGCCGAGCGCAGAGGAAACACCGGCGCCGGCCTCATTGACGGCCTGGCTGGTAGCGCCGGCGGGCGAGCTGGCGCCGCCCTGAGAGTAGGCCAGCATGGGATTGAGGCCGGCGGCCTGCATATCGGCGGTCCCGCGCTGATACGCGGTATTGCTCATATTGGCCTGGAAGTCCATTTGCTTCTGAGCCGCAGCCTGGTTGGCCTGGTTTTGTGTATGAGCGCCGTAAGCAGAGGCGATCGCCGGGGCCGCAGCCCCGATCGCGCCTTTCCAGTCAAACGGCTGAGAGGGCCTAGTGCCCTCGACCGTGACTTGCTGCGTGTTGTTGTTGGCCTCAGAGGCGGGCACGTAGCCCGGTGGTGAGCTTGCAGAGGCGGAGGGAGGGGTACCCCCGCCAAAGAGCCCGGAAACGGCTCCTAGGGCCTTTGAGCCCAAGGAGCCGAGCATGGGACCCACGCCGGGGATCAGCCCGGCGAGGGGGAGCGCGTAGGGGAGGGCCTTTTTGAGGCCTTTACCTACCTTCTTGAAGAAGGAGCGGATTCCCATGATTCGGCCTAGAAGTGGTCGAGCAGGCCGGGCGTTGAATACATCGGCAGCGGCCTGGCTGCGTTGATGTTAAAGAACATGTCGCAGATGAACTGCTGCCCGTTAGCAGCTGCGCCGACAGCGAGAGTACGTTCAAGCGGAGGAGCTTCTTTGATGAACGTCGCGTTGAGCGTCGGGGCCGTGGTGAACCGTTGGGCCAGATGCCAGGGATCAATGGTCCCGGCAGAGGTCGAGCGGAACAGGCCGGTGATTTCCGACGGCTGATAGCGGTATTCGGCCCAGCGTTCCTGGTAGCCGAAAACGGCTTCGTCCGAGGTCGTGCCGGTGCAGTAGATCTCCTTTTGAAGAACGGCTTGCTCGCCCAGGTGGGCGAAGGCCGGCATGTAGAAGTCGTAGCGGGTTTTGCGCGACCACATTTTGCGCAGACCCTGCTGATAGGTCAGGTCGGCACGGACAGAGGCGATACCCAGAAGAACACCGTGTTCGGTGAAGGATTGAGTAAAGCCGTGGCCGTTGGCCAGGCCGGTGCCCATGGCGCCGAGTGTGCCCAGAGGGGTATCGGTATAGCCGGGGTCCTGAGTCGGCGTGCCGGAGGTTTGCGCCACCGGGTTGATGACGATGGGCGTCGAGCCGCCGCCGAGGTATTCGGGGCGCTGGAGACGGGCATCGGGGGAAAGGACGCCGAAGTGAGAACGGATGATCTCCGTGTAGCGGGTACCACCTCGAGCGTCACGCTCAAGGAGGCGCTGGATCTGGAACGAGGTCCGCAGCGCGTTGATCGTGGCGGAGGTTGCTTCGCTGAGATCCGCGAAGAGTCGGTTGCTCGGATCAAGGGTAACCGGCGTCGTGTCCGTGTAAAGGAGAGCGCCGTTGGCGTTGCTTGTGATGTTCCCGGATGCGGCCACATTCAGGCCGGTCGTGGGGTCCACGACTTGGAACCAGCCCTGATCGGCCACCGGGTTACGGTCGAGCCTGACCGGAGCAGAGGTGCCCAGAGGCACCGTTACGGCTTCGCCTTTTTGGGGCCAGGGTAGGCAGCTGGTGAAGTAGTCGTGGCGTTTGCCGCGCTTTTCCAGGGCATACGAGGTATAGAGGTCGGGGCCGTCATAGGTGCGGTCGAATTGCGTTGGCGTACACAGATTCTCGTCCCGGAACCATTCGTTATAGACCAGGTTGTACGCCCGGAGCGGGAGCGCGGAATGGGTCACCGTGGAAGCGGAATCGACTTGCCCGGCAGTAGGCAGACCGAAGTAGTCGAAGATAGAGCCGGGAGCGTAGCCGCCGACGGGAGAGACGACTTGAGGCACCGTGTAGTCGATGCTTTCGTTGGGGGTCATCCGTTCGCCTTGCAGACGGACCCAGTTGCGCCACAACAGGCGGTTCGGAATGAAGAAAAAGAACGTGTCGAGGTACAGGTTATCCATCACCGGAAAGAGCGGCGTGGACATGCGAGTGAAGGCGGTCATACGGAGATTAACCGTATCGCCTGGTAGCACTTCGTCGCAGTAGATCGGAATCAGATACCCGGAGTCGAAGGTGGTTTTGTGGGTCTTTTGAATCTTGAATGACGAGCGCGGAATCTCCGCGCGAGGGGTCATTGCGAAACGTTTCGTCTGGACGGATTGGTTGCGATGCATCATGGTGTTCAGCCTTTGAGGACGTCTTTGCCGCGGATCAGCACTTCGTGCTGGTGATGGGAAACGATGCCGGTCGAATCTTCGTATTCGCCGATAGCGTACAGGGTGAAGTCATCGGAGTGGTTCGCCAGCTCGGACGAGCTGTCTTTGTTCTTCACTTCGTCAGAGAAGGACCGGACGGCCTGGCCGCGGTGGGTGACGAAGAAGGGCCGCCCGAAGGTTTCGATGGCGGAGTCGTAGACGGTGCAGATAATCATTTTCATTTGAGAGGCCTTTTGAGGGTTTTCGCTTTCGCCTGATGGACTTCCTCGCGGACTGCGAGACGTTCGTCCGTGTTGTTCAGATAGTGCTTTCGCGCATTCGTGGTGCGCTTGAACTTCAATTCTTCAAGAAGTTCGGGGTCTTTTCTCTTTTGGAGTTTGTCGTAATAGGCTGGCATTCGGAGCTTGGCGCCCTTGTGGACAGCGTAATCGTTTGGGTAAAGATCGCCATGGAATTTGTCGAAGAACCCGGCCCCGATACCGGGGCGTGTTGACATGAGGCCAAACTCAGGCAGGCGGTTATAGAGGACGCCAGTTTCTGGGTCCAACCAGGTGTAGTGAGTATTGGCCAGGTCACCGGTTATCTTCTTCACAGAGTACCGGGCGGTGTAACCCGCCGTGTAAGAGTTAAGAATGGCGCTGACTGCGTGCCCGTGGCCCCAGAGCTTTGTGAGCAATGGGGAGGTATAGAGCGGGCCTTTACTGTTCTGTTTAAACAGGATTTTGTCGGGGAAGTCGTATCCGAAGATACAGACGTGGTAATGCGGGCGGCCGCCGCGTTCCCCGTATTCGCCACAGGCGAAGAAGCGAATTGCCACTGGGGATATTGCCTTGCGAAGCCGGCGAATGAATTTCTGGAGGTCCGCTTTAACAAGGGTATTCCCCTCAGGTGGCGTTTCGTAGGTGAGGGTAAGCCAGCAGCTCTGCTGGTGTAGGCGTGATTCGTGCTCCAGGCGGACGGCCCACTCCTGAGAGCGGGCCAGCCTGCAGCCGATGCACTGACGGCACGGGAGTTCGATCATCGAGACGATGTTCCCCCGTTCCGTGAAGGTTACGCCCCCCTCCGCCAGCTTCCAGGCCTTCTGGGGGTGGTAGCAGGCCATGGATCACAGGCGGAAGCCACCGCGTTGGGGCGGGGGTGCTACGTTGGGGCGTTTGGTGTGAGAGACGTTCCGACGGAATTGAGCGGCGGAACGTGCTTTGTTGACCGGGCGGCGTTTCATGGAATCTCCTAAGGGTCAAGGGAGGGAGTGGTCATTGGACCACTTGGAGCAGTAGACAACAAGAGGGGGACTGCTCCAAGGGCCGAAAGTGAGGGTTTATACGGGTGTGGGAATGTTGGGTTTCGGGGTGCCCGACAGGTCGGGCGGGGGGCCATCTACGAGGCCCAGGGCGGCCGCTTCGGCCGCGTTTGCGTCGTCGGAACAGAATTCGACGAACAGCTGCGGGTCGTTGTTGAAACGAGCCCGGACGTCTGACGGCATGGCCATGAACGACTCCTCCGCAGCGCGGAGGGCATTCTGGGCCGTGTGGTAGTCGATGACCTGGCTGAAGTCGCCGTAGACGGGCATACGGACGGCAACGGGCAGTTGGCCGGTGACGCCGTATTGTTTGACGATGAAGTTGATATCGGTTTCATCCCGATATTGTTGTTGAGTCAGAGTAGGTTCTGGACAGGAGAGGCCGGACGCGAGAGAGGCGTCGGGCATTGAGTAGTTATAGGGAGTTCTGATGAACATGGTTGGTACCTTTTGTGAGTTAGGTAGAGGGGAGGACGGCATTTTCGCGTTTTAGATTCGCGTTTTGCCTTTGAGTAAGTTGAGAAGGGGTTGAAGGAGTGTACGGATGGAGAGCATGGTATGCGTTGAATTTGGGGTGTAGGTGTAGTGCTGTTGAATACAGCTTTCCAAGAGGGAGTTACGGGAAGTGAGGAGTTTATGGGCGGACAGATCGGCCTGAGCCGAATCTGGCCTGGCCGAGTCCGATTGCGCTTTTAGCGCTGTTGAGGATTGAGCCGAGATCCGATAGGAAGGGCGAAACATCGCGCTTCCATTCGGTGCCTTGAGCCCGGGCTTCGTTCCTGGCCCCGGGTAATTGGAGGCCCGTGAGTTCAGACTCATATTTTCCACGGGCGATATCCGCAGATTGAGTGCCGAATTTGACGGCAGAGTCGGAAATGATGCCTTGCAGTGCGGCGGCAGCATTAGCGGTGAGAGCTTCGGCTTGCTTGGCGCTGGCAGAACTGTGACCTGTTTGAGCGGCGATTTGAGCACCGCGCAAGGCTTGAAGGGCGGTGTTTGATTCCGTGAATTGGGTTTCTGCATCGAGTTTCTCCG